CGCGTAATGATGTGAAGTTGTTGTGGAATCACGATACGAGTATTGTTTTAGGTTCGACTAGGGCTGGCACTTTGAAGTTGACTGAGGATGAGCGTGGTTTGCTTGTTGAGGCTAGTTTGCCTGACACTCAGGCTGGTCGTGATGCGGCTACTCTAATCAAGCGTGGAGATGTTACTGGTTTTAGTTTTGGTTTTAGAGTGCCTGTGGGTGGCGATGAGTGGCCTAACGCTGGTGAGCGTATTTTGAAGCGTATAAATGTGCATGAGGTTAGTGTTGGTGTAGCGTTTCCAGCGTATCTAGGCACTGAGGGCACTGCTACTGTTAGAAGTATGACTGAACTACCTGATCTGATTGCTAAGCTCGCTGAGTTGCGTGGTGTTTCTGCTGAGGAGTTGACTGAGGCTTTGCTTGCTTTGGAGGCTGGCCAGGAGTTGACTGAACGGCAGGGCGAGTTGTTGACTGATACTTTGTCTAAGGTTTTGACTAAGGATGAGCAAGTGAATAATGCTTCTGCGTTGCTTGATTTGAAAAAGAAGGAACTTGACTTGCTGATGAAGCGGGTCTAAACTGTGTTTTGAGTTTAGGTTTTTTTCGTTTCCCCTAGACTCAACAAAAAAAATGAGCTAATTCTTTTTTCCCCTGCCCCCCACTAGGCAGGGGTTTTTGTTTTGTGTGTTTTAGCGTGTTATAGACTTTTATTGCAGTGTGCGTTTATCCCCTGTATTTGTTCTGAGTGTAGCTCGACAAAAAATTCCCTTCCCTTATCTAGTCTTGAAAGGACTAAACCTATGAGCGACTTTATCGCTAAACAGGTCGAGGCGAAGCAGAAGGCTTGGCATGAAGCTAAGGCTATTCTTGACACAGTTGAGGCTCGCGGTGGCGAGTGGACTGGTGAGGAACAGGCTAAGTTTGATGCTCTTTCTGCTGACATTGACCGTCGTAATGAGGCAATTGAGCTTGAAACTCGCGAGGCTAAAGTAGCTGAGCAGATTCAGGCTTCTGCAATCAACTTCAAGGATGCTACTGTTTCGGATAACGAGAGTGACATTCTGCGTAAGATGGCTGCTGGTGAACTTCGTGGATACACTTTCCCAATGGAACAGCGTGTTATCACCGGATCGTCAACGGGAGCTCCAGTGCCGACTTCCTTCTTCCAGGAAGTGATTAAGGTTGCTCGTCTAGTAAACCCACTGTTGGATTACGCTACTGTTCTAAACACCGCTGGTGGAGAAAACTTGCAGATTCCTTCACAGTCTGGTTTCTCGACTGCAACTATCGTGGGTCAAGGATCAACGGTCAATACGAGTGAGCCGAGTTTTAATAATTTTGTGACGCTTTCATCCTATAAGTTTTCTGCGCTTGCACAGCTTTCGCGTGAACTTATTCAGGATGCAGGTGTTGACATAATTCAATTCCTGGCAGGTCAGTTTGGTAACGCTTTCGGTCAGGCGATTGGTGACAAGGTTGTCAACGGAACAGGAACTGTCGAACCGACAGGTTTCCTTACTGCCGCCGCAACCGGAGTTACTGGTTCAACCGGTGTATCTGGTGCGTTCACTGCCGACAATGTGATCGACTTGATTTACTCTGTTGATGGTGCGCTTCGTTCACTTCCTTCATTCGCTCTGCTTGCAAACTCAACTTCGATTGCTGCACTGCGTAAACTGAAGGACACTTCAGGTCGCTACATTTTCGATGTCGCTGACTCTGTTGGTCGTCGTGACCTAGTGTTGGGTGTTCCAGTTATTGAAACCCCTGCACTTCCTTCCCCTGCAACTAACGCTAGATCGCTTGCTGTTGGTGACCTCAAATCGCTATACATTCGCAACGCTGGTGGTGGGTTGCAAGTGGATCGTTCAGACGACTTCGCTTTCGCAACAGATTTGGCGACCTGGAGGGCCACCTGGAGGCTCGACTCCCGCCTGGTGCAGACTGCCAACATCAAGGTATTCCGCGGTGGTGCAAGCTAACATTTCGTTAGTTTAGATTTGACCCCCAATTCGGCTGCGTAGGGCTGTTTTGGGGGTCTTTTCTATTAGTCTAGGTTTATGACTAAATCAGCAATTTCTTGGTATAGCAACTCTCTGAATCAGCCGACAGGTTACGGCACACAGTCTAAACAGGTAATTAGCAGGCTTGTTCGTGCAGGGCATAAGGTCGCCATGTTGTCGAATTATGGTAGTGAGGGTGTGAATGGGCAGATTGAAACAGGTTTCGGCAAGATACCTCATTACAGTCGAGGCATGAACCAATACAGCACTGATGTTTTGCCTATGCATCATGCACACTGGTCAGCTGAAAACGCTGGTTTGCCTGCGTTTATTGTCACGCTTTATGATGTTTGGGTTTTAGATAATCCTGCCACTGATGCGTTCCCGATTGCTTCTTGGGTTCCCATTGATCATGCGCCTGCCCCTGAAAAGGTTTTGGCTTGGTTGAGGAAACCTAATGTTACTCCTGTTGCTATGAGTAAGTTTGGTAAGGCGATGATTGAGCAGGCAGGCATTGAGTCGGAGTATGTTCCTCACGCTATTGAAACAAGTGTTTTTAAGCCGTCTAGCAAGATGTCGCATGGGCAAACTGGTGTTGAGTTTGTTGGGGGTGAAGATAAGTTTGTTGTGGGAATGAATTTCGCTAATAAGGCTGGTGGGTTTATTCACCGTAAGGCTGTTGCAGAGAATTTTTTGGCGTTTGGTTTGTTCGCTCAAAAACATGATGACGTGATGCTTTACATTCATAGCGATCCGTTTGGTAAGCAGTCGGGTTTTGTGTTGCCACACATTTTGCAGGCTTGTGGTGTGCCTGCCGATAAGGTGAAGTTTGTTGACCCTATCGCTTATCAGTATGGGATTAGCCAGGAGGATTTGGCGGCAATCTATTCTGCATGGGATGTTGGTTTGTTCACTAATTATGGGGAAGGGTTTGGTGTGCCACAGGTTGAGGCTCAGGCGTGTGGGGTGCCGATCGTTACTTCTAATTTTGCTGCTTCTGCTGAATTGGCTTCTCCAGATAGTTTCCTTGTGAATGGTCAACCGTTGTGGGATGCGGGGCATGGCACTTGGTTTAATGTGCCGTTTGTGCATGAGATTGTTCAGGCTTTAGAGTTGGCGTATCAGCGGGGTAAAAAAGAGTTTCCTGATACTGTTGCGTTTGCTCGTCAGTATGATGCGAATAAGGTTTTTGACGAGGGTTGGAAGCCGTTGATTGAAAAGATGTCTAAACAGTGATACCTGTTTTAGGGTTTTTGACTTACAGCAGGTTTGATTTAGCGCACAGGCTTTTGGCGAGCATTGATTATCCTGTTGAGCATCTTGTTATTGTAGATAATTCGGGTAGGCGTGAGTTTGAACCAGTCAAACCTGAGTTAGTGAAAAACATGTGGTTGATACAGCTACCGCATGGGTTAGGTTATGGGGGAGGGTTGAACCTGATTGTAAAGTCGACGCCTTTTGCGCCTTACTGGGTTTTGGTGAATGATGATAGCGTGTTTGCGCCTGGTGCGTTAGCTAAGATCGCTGACAAGGTTGATACTGAGGCAATCAACTTTTTGAGTATTATGCCTAAATGGTCGGGGTTTGTTTTGGGGGAGGGTGCAGTGTTGAAGGCTGGTTTGTTTGATGAGCGTTTTCACCCTATCTATTTTGAGGATAACGATTATGAGCGTAGGTTGCGGGCTGCGGGTGTTCCAGCGAAGTTTATTCACGCGGTTATGCATCACGATAACAGCTCGACCCTGAATTCTGGGTTTCATAGTCAGAATGATAAAACTTTTAGGGCTAACCATTTGTTGTATGAAAAGAAGGTTGCTGAGAATGATTTGTCGCAGGGTGACTGGTCGCTTGAGATTAGGCGGGTGAATGCGTGGGACAGATAGTTTATACCGGTGGAACTTTTGATCTTATACACAGCGGGCATGTCAGGTTTTTGCAGGCTTGCCGTAAGATTGCAGGCCATGATGGGACTGTTGTTGTGTCGTTGAACACTGACGAGTTTATTTCAGCGTATAAGGGTAAGCCTCCTGTGATGTCGTTTGGGGAGCGTAAAGAGGTTTTGCAGGCGTTGCGTTGTGTTGATCGTGTTGTCGCTAATGTTGGTGGGGCTGACAGTAAGCCTGCAATTTTGGATGTTATGCCTGATTTTATTGTGATTGGTAGCGATTGGGCTGTTCGTGACTATTATGCGCAAATGCAGTTTACTCAAGCGTGGCTGGATGACCTTGAGATTACTTTGCTTTATGTTCCTTACACTGAGGGTATTAGCACGACTGACTTGAAAAAGCGTATAGTCGCCAGTCAAGTAAAATTAGATTGAATCTAAGGAGTTTATTTTGGCACTAACTAACGCCTACTGCACTTTAGCTGATGTTAAGGCTTCCCTAAGAATTCAAGACACTGTTGATGACTTGTTGATTGAGAATAGTATTGAAGCTGCTTCACGCATGATTGACCAATACTGTAATCGGAACTTTTATTCTGGTTCAGCTGGTGAGGTCAGGTATTACACTGCGTTGGATGGGTTCACTTGTTGGATTGATGACTGTCAAACTATTACGAGCCTAAAAACTGCTGCCACTGATCCAACTATTTTCGATACGACTTGGACTGCCGCTGACTATCAGGTTTTACCTAACAATAGGTGGGCTAATGGCCAGTATTATCCGATTACAGGTATTTTGGCTACCGATAACTATATGTTCCCTGTTTGGGGTGACATGGCGTTGGTTGAGGTTACAGGCACTTTCGGTTGGCCTAGCGTTCCATCGCAAATAAAGTTTGCAACTATCATTCAGGCATCTAGGCTGTTCAAGCGTTTAGAGTCGCCTTTGGGTGTTGCCGGTGTGAGTGACATTGGGATTATGCGTGTTGGGGCTAACATGGATGGCGATGTCGCTCAGCTTTGTAATCCGTTCCGTTTGTTGAGGACTGGCGCATAGTGTCTATCAGTGACCTTAGATCAGGGTTAGCGGCCAATCTTGAAACGATACCTGGATTACGGGTTTACGCTGTTTTACCTGATGTTGTGAATCCTCCTAGTGCCATGATTACGCTAGACAGGATTACTTATAACCGGCAGATGAAACAGGCTATGAGTGAATACATGCTTAAGGTGACTGTCGTGTTAGGTAGGGTTAGTGAGCGGGTTGCTCAACAGAATTTAGATTTGCTGGTTGCGCCTTCTGGTGACTCAGTGAAAACCGCTATTGAGAGTGATAGGACTTTGGGTGGGAGCGCGTTTGATGTGTTTGTGCCTGAACTGTCGGCTTATGGTGCGGTTAGTATCAATGGAATAGACTATTTGAGTGCCGAGTTTTCGGTTCAAG